AGCATCCGGCGGAGTGACGTCCGCCCCGGCGCTCATCCGCGAGCGCGGGGCGGTTTTGTTGTTGGAGGTTGGATGTTGTCAGTCTTGGATCGATGGGTGGAACTGTGCCGTGTTCAGGTATTTGATCGAGACTACATGGTGGATCTGGGTTCCTGGCATTTTTTTTCCTTGGCCGCGTTCCCCTTGCGTAGGGATTGCGGATAGTAGGGGCCGTCCTCTCCGCTTCTTCCGAGGCCGATGCACCAGACTGTGTTTCCCATGTAGAGGCGTATCCGGCTGTTGCCTGATTCGACCACCATGGATGCGTCGTTCAGTGCGAATGCGCTGGCTATCACGTCGGTCTTCCTCGCGAGCCATCGCGCGTCTCCGGTGGGCGCGACCCTTTTCACCGAGATCCCATGGCCGGACAGGAGGTCGGTGTACAGGCGTCGGGCGGGAAGTCTGCGGGTGCGGTTGTCGTCGGCGTAGTATTCCAGGCCGCATAGGTGGGCGAAGTTCGAGGCCTTCCATTGGATGTCCAGCGTCATCCCGTCGTCGCACGCGATTCTCGTGATCGTTCCGACGAGATTGGCGTATAGTCGGGCTGCCTTTCGGGCCTCGCCAAGCATCCGCCGCTTCGCCTCGGTCACGTTCACGCCCGGAATCCTCCCAGAAAATTAAAAGAGGGGCGCCGACCAAGCGCCCCTCCGAAGCCGTGTGGCTGATCTTTTTACAGTCTTCTGCATGACTAGCGTCCCGTTTGCGCGGGAAGGGTCACGGCTCCGGTTGGTCTCAACCGTCTGGCCCAGCCGTTGGGCGAGACATCCAGCTCTCGCTGATGGCGCATCGACTCGCCATCGGATGCCTGCGGCAGCCAGCCACACGCTTCGAACCCGAAACCCTGCCCACCAGCAAAGCAGGTCCGGGTCTCAAGTTCGATTGCAACGATACCCCATGACGGCGGACATTCGTCTCGCCGTGAGCGTGATCCGGACGGTATTCGCACAAAACCACCGGGCCGCCGCGACGGCGGCGGACGACCACGCAAACACGCCGAATAACAAGAAAAGCCCCTCCCCCAGCAATGCTGAGAGAGGGGCGATGTTTCATAAGGGCGCAAAATATTCGTTTATGGGTTATCCATGCGATATTTCACACCTGAGTTTGATTTCCGGGCGCGAGTTTCAGTTTCACGCCCGGAAATTAATCACGGTCAGGCGTTGCGCAGCGGATTGTAGCGACGCCAAGACCGCTGGCGATGAAGCCGGCCACGGTCGAGATGTAGCCGCCGATGGCCGCGTCACCGAAGGTCATGAAGCCAAGGCCGACGCACGAAGCGATCAGACCCAACACGTAGACGACGGTGCGCACCTGCTTCGAGAATACTGGCGTGTACGCGCTGTCGGGCTGCACGGTGTCGGTGCCGTCCTCACGCTCGTCGGTGAGATTGGCGATGGCGGTCTCCAGAGTGTTCTCTTTTGCATGCTCAGCCATTAACACCACCTTCCTTTCAGGCTTTGACGAGATACCAGGTTGACTTGTCCGCCGGGGCCAGCGCGATGTACCGGATGGCGCCGGAATACGCCGTGTAGCGGCCCCAGATGTAGCCGTCCGCGACCGTGCCCCAATGATCCAGATTGACGGTCTGGCCGTTGGAATAGGTGGCGACCACATTGCCGGAAACGCTCGGACGGTCGCGCACGTTGAGCCCGCCCACGTTCACACGGTACGTGCCTGCAGCACGTTTGCGGCGGACGATGCCGTGGCGGGCTGCGTCGGCTGGACGGTCGGCGTCGCGCAGTCGCGCCGGTCATCCTGTCATACCATGCCTGCGCCTTGGCCATGTAGCCGCGTTCTGGCTTCCTGCGATGGATGCGGGGCAGGCTGTCGCGGAGAAATGGCTGTGCGGGAAACGTTGACGCCCCACTGAGGGCGTCCGAGGCCGAAATGCTTGCAGAGCGCGGCCACCAGATGCGCGCCGTTGTCCAAGGTCGCTTCGGAGATCATCCACGGACTGGACGAGATGTCCGCATGCTCCACGCCGATGGACGTGAGGTTAGCGTCCCAATCACCCGAATGCCATGCGGTATCCGTATCCCAGACGAGCTGCGTAACCCTGCCGTCCGCCGCCACCTGATAGTGCGCGCTGGCCTCGCGGGTCTGCCACGTGTTGTAGCAGTCCCTGCCGGTCAGGTTGCCGCAATTATGATGCAGAACGATCTTGTCGACCTTGCATCCCTGACGGCCCTTGGTCATGTGCGTGGAGAGGATGAGATCCTCGTCCGCTTCCAGATTCTCCCATGATTTCATATGTTTCCTCCTTTTTTTGATGGTTTTTACGCGAAGACGAGCGTCCACATCACGACGGCCATCTCCAGCAGTCGCAGGAGCGGCAGCATGAGCAGGATGACGCAGACGATTGTGAACGCGCCCAGAAGCAGCGTCACGACACAGACGAGCCATACCGGCACGTCATGTCCGCGCCACAGCAGCCACGCCACCGCAAGCAGCAGCACGACGAACACGGCGGCCACGGACGTCAAAGCGAGCATGCTAGACGTCATCGCCATCACCCACAACGCCGTCAACGGCATGCCTTTGTCGAGGATGCCCACATCCTCTCCTTCCCGCCCCCGAGTCAAGCAAATAGAAAAGCCATCCCGAAATGGGATGGCTTTGAAAACCGGTGTGAAAATCAATGCCTGTGCGCGCCATGATTGAATATGATGACGAGCGCGAGCAACAGCAGCCATATGCCGCCTGCGATCATGAGATGCGTCATTGCCGGTCCTCCAAATATTTTTCGGCGGCGTTGACGATCCAGCATTGCGCGTCCAATTTCTCAAGCTTCGCCAACTCGTATCGGACGGCCTCGCTATGGTCATGCGACTGGTCGCCGTAGATCAGGCTGATGATCGTGTTCTTGATCGTGTCCCGGCAGAGCTCGTCCATACGGTCGTCGATCTTCGCCGTCCGCTCTCCCAAGGTCCGCGTTCGCGAAATGCTGGGAAAGCGGACTGTCGTATGGCAGGCGTTCGGGTCTTACGTGCGCGTACAGGCCGGTCGCCAACGCGTCCAAAGCGCCCGGCCATATCCTGAGCAGCAGGGTGATGAGGCGCACGCGCCGCCCACACCGCCGAAACCAGCTAGAAATGTCTGAAACACATTACGTCTCCTTAAAAAAATCAGTTTTGCAGCGGCATGAGACCGCCATACAGTGCGTCCATTTTCGGGACGAGCTTCTTGTATTCCTGCCAATCCGCCTGTGTCATCAGATTGATTGCCGAGAATCGCAGCGGATGATTCAACGGACACTTCAACTGGATGTGTTGCGCATCATCCATATGAAAATCAAAACCAAGGAATGTGTTTCCGCTTGTATTGTCATGAGGAAGCAGAACTCCCCAGTTATTTGCTGCGTTGGATACGTAGCAGATACCATTCTCATGCCATCTGCTACCTTCCGGCACTTGGGAAACCCAGAAGTTCAGATGGAAATCACCGGAGACCGGTTCGCCCAGTCGGATATCGGCACTAGGATTGACAGCGCCGCTGTTCGGCGTAACGATCATGCCATCAGGGTCAACATGCTGTACGGTCGTCTGGTATGTCGAGATGGCACTGTTCGGGAGCATGAGGAGTGGATCTGGAATCAGATTCGTTACCAGGCTCATGCCACCACCCCCAAGAGGGTCAGGCGAGCGGCATCGTATTCCCGGTGAAATATCCGATGCTGTCGAGCAGGGTCTTGTTCGCCTGATACTCGTCCCACGTGCAGATGAGAATATTCGTCACTGTGACGGTCGGATTGCCTGACTTGACGGAATAATACATTGACATCGGACCGGCCAAGCTGGCGGTCAACGCGTAGCTGACACGTTGCTTGCACTGAGGTCGCCATACGCTCTCATCGAGATAGTGCCGCCGGTGACGTTCACATAGGCGCTGACCAGATATTTCGTCCCTGGCTTGTTCGGAATGGTCGTGATATCCACCCAACGGCCTGCCGACAGGGTGATGGTCGAGGATGGTCTCGTGCATAGGTTCGTTACCATCATCGGGCATCACCGTCCCGGTGCGCGGCGTCAGCGAGTGGCATGGTGTCGCCGGAGAAGAAGCGAGGATACCCCCCCCCGAGCGCCGCGTCATACGTCGAGGCGAGCTCCAACTGGGGTTGCGAGTACACTCCTTGGTTAAAAAAACACGACGCGGTTTTTCTTCTGGCTGCCCGTTGCGGGCGCGGTGAGCCGGATGACGATCATCCCGTTGCCGTCCGGGACGGTGTTCGAGGAGTACAGTTCGCCGATGACGAGCATGACAGAGCCTCTGCCGTTCTCTGACCTGACGCTAAACACGTACTCGGCGCCGGGGTTCAGCTCGGGGACGTGCAGCTCGTCGTACCCCTGAGATCGCGACGGTCGGAGCGTGCCGTCACCGGGCATGTCATTCGCGTAGTCGATGCCCCACGCGCCGAGCGAGGCGCCGTTACGGTCGAACCGTGGATTGGGATACCAGTTAATCCTCTGCATGATTCTCCTTATCGAGACTGTCGAGCACATCCTGCGGGATCAGTTTCATGACCGCCGCGAGTTGGCTGGTGAGGATCGCTATCTGCTTGTTGAGTGTGCCGATCTGTTGCGAGAGCTGGTCGATGACGGTGTTCGCGTCGGCTGGAATCTGAGTCAAAATGTCTCCTTTTTAATGCGGAACCCCCACAATCCGATTGGATTGCAGGGGTTGAAAAACTGGGTGAAAAGCAGGGGTCAGTCGGCGGCGGTCATCGTGTCGATACGGGTCACGGCCTTAAGCTCGTCCAAGGTGAGGGTGCGTCCGAGATTCGTCTTAACATCCGTCACTTTGACGGATGTGCCGGAATCGTCGAACGTGGCGAGCACGCCGCGCTGGTAGTCGCGCCACGATTCGGCGGTGCCGTCAGCGCTGGAAAACTCCAATCCCAATCGGCACAATTCCGCGCGCACCGACTCCTTCGGCGGACGCAAATCAAGCACGCCAGACGGCTCGGCGGGCGTCACGGTAGGCGAGGTATCGGTAGTGGTCTCAGTGGTCACATCGGTCATAATCAATCTCCTTAATTCTGTTGGTTTTGTCTTGGCATGAGCGCTTCGTAAAAGCGTTCCTCGCATTCGTCCAGCATCGCCTGACTGGATTCATCCTCAAGGAAGGCGTCCAATCCATCGACATCCTGCGTACAGGCCACGTCGATGCCACTCGACGCTTCCGGTGCGGAAGCGTCAGCAGCCAATGCGGCGCACATTCGCGCGTCGGTCTCATTCGACATGACCGGCAATCGCAGCCCGGCGCGCGTCCTGTTTCGTGCGGCTGTCAGCGGATCGTCCAACACTTCCCCATCGGCGGCGAGCATGCTCACGTCTGTCGCGGAATCGGCCAAAGCGTTTTCCAACGCTTCGAACGCCCCGGTCCACACGCCACGCCCCGTCGAAGGATCGTATCGGCTCGTGTCCTCCCTGCCCTGCATGATCGCCGCGATCGCCTCACGGTCGAAGCCAACCCGAGCAGCGCCTTCCACGATGCGAGCACCTCAGGCATGAACACGAAACTGTTCGACCCGTTCACCGGCGGATCGCATCGGATGATGCACAATCCGTTCGCATCCCGTTCGAAAGTCGATGACAAGATTTTCCCTCCAATCATTTGACCAGATAGGCCAGGTATTCTGCGTACACTTCGACCGGGCACGGCTGGTCGGCGTTGAAAAGCTTCAGGTTGAAGCCGCTCTGACCGCCCGTGCTGGTGGGATGCGCGATGATGCCGGCCCATTCCGAATCCGCGTTCGCGACCGCATAATAGCGGCCGTATTTCGTCGGACTGAGCCTGCAAGTGATTTGCGCTGATGCGCCGGTCGGGATGCTATGGCCGGGGTTCGGCCACCACGCCTTCCACGCGGCGCCGGATTGGAAGGTGGACCTGTTCGCGATGCCGCCGAGAAAGCCGCCGAGATACAAATATCCGGTCGCGATGTTCGCTCCGACTCCGACCCTGCCGTTCGCGTCGCGCGCTTGGAGCCAGACCCTCGCACCGTTCACGCTATCGTAGGACAAATCGAGCGACGCACTGGCAGTTTTGCTCTCGTCGGGCTCGTCGTAATTACTGTCCGCCATGGCGTACACCTCGGACGCGATACCGCCGCTTCCGGTGCCGCCCCGCTCGCGTGGCTTGGATCCCAGACGCAGGAAAGACGCCGGGTCGTTCTTTTTGACGTGTCCGCTCCAAAAATCCAAGACGCTCATCTCGCCGACATCGTTCGACTGGACGGCCGATGCGATGGCCGGAAACCTGTAGTATTCGCTGTTCGACGAGTCACAGGCCACGAATTCCACTCCGTCACCGATAGACTTTTCCGCTCCGCCAATGACACCGGTCGCGTAGTCCGGAGAAATACGCACCCTATGCCCGCTAACGCGGGTCTGGAACGTGCCGGTCAGCAGGTTCGACCTGCCCTCGCCGTCCAGAATGACGGTCTGGTTGTGGTTCGAATCCCACATCCGCAGGCCCGTCGAATTGAGCTTCACGCCAGTGTTCGCAGCCTCGGAGCTTTGGAATATCGCGCCGGTGAAGACGTAGCCTCGGAACTGGCCAGCGGCCACCTTGTCGGACGTGATCGTTCCAGCCGCGATCTTCACAGCGGTCACCGAATTGGCGGCGAGCTTGTCCGTGGTGATCGCGCCGGATACTATCTTGTCGGCGTTGACCGCGTTGGCGGCGAGTTTGTCGGCGTTAACGCTGTTGGAGGCCAGCTTGTCGGTCGTGACAGCGCCAGCCACGATGTCGCCAGCCTGAATCTTATGGACATTCAGGAGCGCCACGGTCATGTCCTCCGTCACGCGGAGCTTCGCGGTCGTGACCGAGTTCGCGGCCAATTTGTCGGTGGTGATGGCGAGCGAGACGATGTTGCGTGCCTGCACCGAGTCGGCTGCGAGCTTCGCGGCGGTCACCGCGTCGGCCACCAGCTTCTCAGCGGTCACGCTGTTGGCGGCGAGCTTGTCCGTGGTGATCGCATTGGCCTTGACCTTCTCGGCGGTCACGGAGTCCACGGCGAGATGCTTCGCGGCCACGGTTCCAGACGCGAGAATGTTGTTCGCCACGAGGTCAAAAGGTTCGAAGCGCGTGCCGTCCCACGTCAGGACTTCAACGACGCGATCTGCAAGCGGCACCAAAACGCTTGGAGAAGCATTGGGCGCACCCTGCCAGTACGTGTAGAAGTCGGCCATGAGGCTGGGCGAATTGTTCTTCTCGCCCTTCCAGCGCGTCCAATATTTTTGGGTGCGCCACCACATGTCGCCCGGCTTCAGCCCATCATGCGCGGGTTCGTCCGGGCCACGGTAGATGAGGTTCTTGCCGTCCGCCGTGGTCTGCGCCTTTCTCGCGGCGGCCTGCGCCTGATTCGCCTGCGCGGCCGCGTTCGCGGCTGTGGTCTGAGCCTTGTCAGCCGTTGATTGCGCCGTCTGCGCGGCAGCATGTGCCTTGACAGCCGCATTGGCCGCATCGGTGGCCGCCTTGTCCGTCACCGCCGACCATGTGCCGCCGTTCCACCGTTTCGGCGTGTTAGCGCCATTCGTCGTGTCTATCCACAGTGTCGTGGACTTGCGCATCGACGCATCCGGAGCAGTGGACTGGATGAGCACGTCGGCCTTGCCGTTCGCCACGCCAGCGGCGGCGGCAGCAGCCGTATTCGCCTTCTGCGCGGCATTCGCCGCATCGGTGGCGGACTGGGCCGCACTGTCAGCCGTGGCTTTCGCTTGGGTCGCAACGCTCGAAGCATTGACTGCTGTGGACTTGGCGGCATTGGCGGACTCATTGGCAGTATTCGCCAGAGTCTGCGCATTGCCAGCGTCTTCTTCGCGCTCTCGGCGGCGGTCTGTGCCGCGTTGGCGGCATCCTTCGCCTGACCTGCGGTGACGGTGGCACTCTTGGCGGCAGTCTGGGCGGCATCCGCCGTTGACTGGGCCGTGCCTGCGGCGCTCTTCGCACTGTCTGCCGTGCCCTGCGCGTTTTTCGCTGCGGCAGCGGCATTCTCAGCGGCCTTCTTCGCGTCGGTGGTCTTCGCCGCGTTGTCCGCGATATCCGACTTCGCCTGCTCGATCTGCTTCGCATTGTTCTCCACGTCGCATAGCCCATGTGGTTCCACGCGGAGCCATCCCACACAAGCGTATCGACCACGCGATCAGACAGAGGCACCAAGACGCTCGGACTGTTATTCGGAGTCCCCGTCCAGTAGGTGTAGAAGTCGGCAAGCATGGAAGGGCTGTTATTGGGCGTGCCCTTCCAGCGAGTCCAATACTTCTGCGTTTTGAGCCACAGGTCGCCGACGATGAGATTGTCCTTCGGCTCGTCGGGGCCGCGAAACGTATGGTTCTTGCTATGGGCTTCGGCATACGCCTGCGCCACCGACTCCTTCGCCTTGCTGATCTCGCCGTTCGCCGTGGTCAGGTCGCTTTTGGTCTGCGCGATGTCCTTCCGCGCCTGAGACAGATCGGCCTTGGCTTGCGAGAGCGTCTGATTCGCCGCATCAAGACCAGTCTTATTCGCCTGAATGTCCTTCTGGGCCTGCGTCAGCTTCGCCGTATTATCCTTCAAAGCCGTCTGATTGTCAGCCAGGTCTTTTTGGATCTGCTTGACCTCTTCAGGCGAGACAGCCGAAGCCACCGTCACCGAGGCGACTGCCGACCAGTCGGACCTGTTGCCCGCATGGTCGACCGAACGAAGGGCGTAGGAGTGCTGTGAACCGGCTGCCAGACCGGTCACGAGATAATCGCCCTGACCGGACTGGTTTGCGCTGATGACGGTCATGACGGCCGCATCGACGCCCTCGCCGACCTCAATATGGTCGAAGTCCGATTCCATCGACGCGCCAGTGCTTGTCCTGCCATCCCAATGGACGGTCACCACGCCAAGCTCGGACGCAAGCACCGGCTTCGACGGTACGGAGCATGGCGTCGTATCCGACTCCACAGTTGCCACCACGACGGCCGACCATTCGCCGAGCTTGTCCGAATACGTCGGCACGGCCCTGACGCGCACCTCGATTTGCGTGCCGCAATCCAAGCCGCCGAAACCGAGCTGCGTCTTATCAGTCGTGCCTGCCGAATGCCAAGCGCACCATCCACGTGCCTGCGCCACTCAATGGCGTAATTGCTGATCTCGATGGACGTGTTGTTCGTGGCTTCGGTCACGGCGGACCACGAAGCCGTGGCCAGACCATGCGCGAAACCATCCGCACCAATGTAGGCGTCGGTCTGCACGATCAATCCGAGAGGGGCCTTCGGCACGCGATGGTCACGGTCGGACGAGGCGGTCGTGCCGCCCTCGCTGCCGGCCAACGCGGCGCCACCGGTGATGCCCTTGATCTTCTTCGCCTGACGCACGGAAGCGTCATACTTAATATCATTCAGAGCGATTGAGCAGGATAAGCCCTCGTTCTGGCGCATGCTCAGGTCGATTTCCTGCACGCGCACCTTCTCCCCATGGGAGACGGTGGGGGCGGTAATCCAATCGCCAGCATGATAGTCAACGAGCGGCAGACTGTCCATGTCGGAAACGATGAGATCGCGCGTGTACTGGCCACGCACTCTCGCCGCATCATCAAGCGTGGACTGCATGAATGCCTGCGCGGTATCCTTATCGGACACGCCACCCTGCGAGCTATAGGATTCCCACTTGCCCCAAGGCGTCGGAGCAGCCGGATTATCCATGCGAAAAAGCAGATTATTGTCACCCTCGACAAGGATGGTTGATGCCAGGTCGGCGATGGACTCCTCGAATGGGGCTTCGCTGATGTCACGAGCCAATTGCAGCACGACCTGCTTGCTTAGATCACGACTCAAAGCCGTGCTGTCCGCATTCCACATTTTCAGCGTGCGGCCGCTGGTGCGCCAGTCGCAGCCACCGCCATTGACCAGCGAGCTGAGAATGGTCTGCAGGTCGGTGCCGAGCGAATAATACAAAGTGTATTTTCTGTTCCAGGCATCACCATTCGAGTCTCTGGCGGTGTCGAAGCCGAGCGTCAGGCCGGTGGCCGCGCCGCCACGGGCCTTATTCTCGTCAAGGAGCGTCTTGAGAATCGTGCCCGGATTGGACGAATAAAATGGGCGCTTGCCCTTGTTGTCGCCGTCCGTGAGCAGATGGCTGGAATCGTTGTTCTCCGCCTTGCTCAGGAGCCAGCTGATCGACTGGCCGGAATAGGTGACGGTCTTGGTACGGTCGTCCGTCTTGCCGCTGCGCCCAGTGATGACATAGCGAGCATTGTCCGGCTCGCGATAGCCGGTGCCGTCCGACACCTCCACGGCCACCTCGATACCGTCAGTAAGCTCACGGTCGAACGCCTGCGCGTCACCGGACAGCATCGAATACTCGATACTGATGGCACCGTCATCATCGTGGAGCATCGACGCGCTGAAGCTCACCGGCTCCGCCAATACGCCGATACGTGCGCCGAAAGGCCTGTATGCCACCAGACGAGCATGCAAAGACTTGCCCATGATTAACTACTCCCATGATTGCAAAAACCGGCATGTCACCTTGTCGGTGCCGCCGGTCTGTCTGATATCGAGCCGATAGTCGCCGGAATCGATCGCGGGCCACACCTGCAACGGTTCGGTGGTCCAGTCGACGCCATTCGACGCATCCGTACCACCGGACCATGCGTCGGCATTGGCAGCCGTCCACGCCTTGCGATTGGCCACATCGATAAAGAGGTAAGGTCGTGAGGCGTCACGCTGGCCGCCCCACATGAGGTTCGTGCCACTCACCGGATCCGCGATGGTAACGCCAGTGGCCGCTCCGAAACGAAGCACCAGCATGCCGATCGGAGCGTTGGAAAGCCACCCCTCCGGCATGATGTCGAAAAGCTCGGACGGCCCGGCGTTAGGCAATCCCTGCCAGCGAGCCCAATACCCCTTGCCGCTCGGCTTGGAAACCCCGCCCGGCAGCAGCCTGCCACCCGACGCGGCCAACGTCGCCTCCTGCCACTGCACGCCACGCCAAAACACGTCCGGCAGTTGGAACACGGCGGTCATGACGCGCAGGTCGCGGAACGGGCGTTCGTCATCGTCCGGCTCGCAGCTCGTGCACACCGCTCTCGTGACCATGCTGCGAGAACTGCCGTCCTCCAAGGTCTCCGTCCTGCCGAGCGTGAGCTTCGCCGCATGCAGCAACGGGCACGGAAACGCGAGATCAGCGCATCGGAATCCGCGCCCCACGCCGCGACCTTGATTGTCAGCTCCGGCGCGTCCAGCACCGGAATCGAGGAGCCTACGATGACGCCGCTGCGTCCGCTCACCTGCACCGTGTCAATGATCGGCGACAGCGACGTGTAATGCGTAGTGCCGACGATGACGCGCATCCGCTCGGAGTCGAGCGGCTGGCCGTTGAGCGAATAGCTGACTTTCATTCGGATTCCTCCCGATTACCATTGCGGCATGGCCGCTGTCTGCAACTTCTGCTGCGTGCTTATCGACGTCGGCGCGATGGCCGGATAGTTGAACGTCTGCGTGATGTTCGTCACGCTCCCACCATTGCCGTAGGCGACTGCGTTAACTCCACGCGAGGCGTTGGCGACGCCGACGGAATACGAGGCGTCCTGCGACGGCAGGATGCCAGTCAGCCTTCCAGCCGCCTTCCTCACCTTCGAAGCGCTCTCGTCGATGCCGACGGCCATGCCCTCGCCTATCATCTCGCCGACCTGATCGCGGAACACTCGCGACGGTGAATGGATGCCAAGCTTGCGTTTCACCCAATTCAAGGCGTTATCGGCCGCATTGACAGCGGCGGTCACGAGTCTGCCTGCCGCGCCTGCGATGCCGGTCGCGATGCCGGTGATGATATTCATACCGACACTCCCCCAGTTAACCGACGTGAACCCGCTCATGATCTGTCCGATCATGCCGGGAATGGCACCGATAAGCTTGGCACCGACGCTATGAAGCCGTTGGCAAGTGCGCCGAGCAGCTGTACGCCAGCCTGCAGGATCTGCGGGAGACGATTGATGATGCCACCGACAAGCTGGCCGATGAGGATCGGGACCTTGCCGTTTAGGTCGGGCAGGGCGTTGATGAGGCCCTGCGCCAGTCCGAGGATGAGCTTCAGGCCGCTGTCGATGATTTGCGGCAGGTTGTTGAGGATGCCTTGCACGAGGTTGAGGACGGCGTTGATGCCGATGGGGATGAGCTGCGGCAATTGGGCGGACAATCCGGCCAGCAGCGTCGTCAGCACGATGACAGCCGTGGATGCGATCTGAGGCAATGCCTGCACGATGCCCTGCAAGAGGTTCGTTATCATCGTCAATCCGGTTTGCAGGAACGACGGCAGTCTCGACGTGACCCACGATTGGAACTTGGTGAGCAGCTTGGGCAGGCTCGTCGAGATCCATGTGGTCGCGCTGGTCAGCAGCATTGTGCCGAGCTGTCCCAACGCGCCGAGCACCGGCGGCAGTATCTGCATGACCAACGCCGGCAGCGTGCTCCCCAAAGATGAGAACAGTTGCGGCAGTGCGGCGGTGATGCCGGTGATGATCTGCGCGATGCGTGGACCCACGTTCTGGATGACTGTGCTCACGGAATCGACCAGTTGGGTGGTCAATCCGTTGATGTCGGCATTGTCCTTGCCGAGTTCCGCCAGCCAGTTCTGCCATGCGGCCTTCATCATGCCGACGGAGCCTCGATGGTTGTCGCGGCCTCCTTGGCGGTGGTGCCGCTGATGCCCATCTGCTCCTGCATGATGTGGATGGCCTGCACCACGTCGGAGAACTTGTCGATGGACAGGTCGCCCATCTCCCCGTTCGCCTGCTTGACCTTGTTCGCGTCCTGGATCAGACGCTCCATCTCGGATTTGGTACCGCCGTAGCCGAGCTTCAGGTTGTCGAGCATGGCGTAGTTGCCGCGCGCCAGAGACTGGTAGGTCTGTTGGATGGACTCGATGTCGGTGCCCATCTTGTTGGCGTTGTCCGACATGTCGATCATGGCGGTGTTGCCGAGTTCCGCCGCCTTCGCGGTGTCGCCGCCGAGTGAGCTGATCAGCGAGGCGGAAAAGCTCGTGACCTGCGTCATATACTCGTTGGCGCTCACTCCGGCTGTCCGGTACGCTTCCGCCGCGTACTTCTGCACGGTGCCAGAAGCGCCCTTGAACAGCGTGTCCACGCCGCCGACGGCCTGCTCATAGGTCGCGTATGCGTCGAGAGCGCTCTTGCCGACTCCTGCCAAAGCAGCGACGGCGGTGCCTACGCCAGCCAGTCCGACCGTGGCGACGCCCTTCAACGCGCCGACGGCCTTGCCCGACATGGAGCTGATCGCGCTCCACGCAATGTCGCTCCGCCCTTCAACGCTCCGGCCATCCGTGAGGCCACGGAGCTGGCGACGCCGAACAGGCCTGAGAACACTCCGCTCGCCGCCGATCCGACGTTGCGGAAATAACCGCCTATGCTGCCCACGGCATTCTTAAATGGTGCAGGAATCTTCGCGGCGATGCCGCTGATGCGCTGGCCGAGCCCGTAGGACAGGTCGTCGCCGAACTGTCGGGCGATGGCCGCGCCCTGTTTGAAGGGGCTGGCGACCTTGCTCCCAACGCGGACGCCTTCGAGGCGACCTGATCGAACGCGCTGCGGGCGATGCCGCCGATCTTGCCGAACACGCCCGCCCCGTCGAGCATGGCCATGTCGGCGTTCGCCCAGCCGGCGCGCACTTTCTCGATCGCACCCAACGCCGGGGCAGCCATCGCCCTGCCGAGGTTTCTGAACGCCGCTCCGAGCGAACCGGCTGTCTTCTCGCTGCTGGCGGCGAGATTGTCCTGAGCGTCCTTGAGCGCCTTCTGCGCATCCTTCAACCGGTTCTCGGCCTGCGTCGCCCGGTCGGTCATGGTGGACAGTCTCAGCCGCGCCTGTTCGAGCCTGATGGTCGCGGCCTCGGCCTGCGTGCTGCCCTCACCATGCTTGGCTATGGCATTGGCGACGCTCTCCTCGGCGGCACGCACCTGATTCGCCGCCGCCTCCTGCTGGAGCATGGACTGACGGTATGCGGCCGTGGATTTCGCCACGTCACGCTCATAGGATTTCAACACGTCCGCGCTGAAATCGTTCGCCGACTGCTTGAAACCGTTTTTGAACGCGCGTCCGAACAGTCCACCGCTTTTGCCGCCGTCCATGCTCGAATCGAAGTCTTCGACGCGGCCTTGCCACTCGCGCCGACCTCCTTGTTGACCGCGCTGCGGAAACCCCTCATCGAGGGGAAAACGCTGATGTGCGCGGAACCGAGTTCGCTGCCGAACGCCATGCGGCACCTCCACTATTCAGTTTTGTCCAAAAAATCAGTCCTCGTAGAGCGTCTGGAACACCGGGCTCATGCCCTTGGTCTGTTCGCGCAGCCGCTCACGCTCGGCCTTCTCCCTGTCCGCCCGCAATCGTTTCGCAAGAGAATCGAAAGGTTTAGGATACTCGTCGCTGCCAAGCGCGTAGACGACCGGTATCTCACCCCACCGGGCCGGATAATCCAAGCCGTTGAGCTCCGCGCCCGTGTAGGTCGACGGATCGCCGATGAGCTGCTCGAGGAGCGCTATCGCGTCGCCGTAGCGGAGCCTGCCGCCAAGATCGGCCTGCAGACTCCACCCATGCGTCGTGAAATCGGCTCGGATCACGCTCCCGTGGTCGGCGAGCTGGCGGGAGAACCATTGGATTTTCCCAGTGAGGCTCCCTGCGAGCGCACCACCGCGTCGCCATAGTCGGACAGGAGGTTGAACACGACCTGCACCGGTTCGCCGTTCAGCGCTTTCGCCTGTTTGTCTCCGGCGAAAGCGCTCAGAATGCGTTTGAGCTGTTCGACGCTTTCCGTGTCATCGGACGTGTTCGACAGTCTGGTGAAATCGTCGATGCTCATCGACAATGGGAGCTTGTACGTGCGTCCGCCGGGCACGAGCGCCCAATACACATCGCCCTTGATGATGTGGCGCACCTTGTAATTTTGTGCGATGGAGGCGAACGCTCCTCGTCGTTTTCTTCCGTCCACTGGTCGAAATCCTCGACGGTCGGCTTGAAGTCGGTGGAAGTGGAAGTCATTGTCTTGTCCTATCTGCTTTTCGCCTGCCTGCGGTAAAAAGGGTTCCCGGACCGCGCAGACAGGCGAGATAGGCGGTCCGGGAAGATTTTCGTCCGCCGGTCAGGCGGCGCGTGCGGTGACAGTGACCGTCAGATCGGGTGAGGTCACGCCGCCATACGTGGCGTTGATCCTCGCGCTCCCGGCCTTGACGGCGGTGAGCGTGCCGCCATCGACGGTCGCCACGCCTGCATCCTTGGATGTGAACATGGCCTGTCCGGTCACGTCCACGGTGGTCTTGTCCACATGGGTGGCGACGGCCTTGAGCGCGAGCTTCGCGCCTTGGACGACCGACGGCCTCGTATTGCCGTCAGCCGAAGTCACGGCCACCGCCGTCACGCTTTTGGGTCGTACCAGCTTTCGATCCAGCGCGTGTTCGGATGCGCAGGATCCACGTACAGCGGGTCCTTCATCCATTCGACGGTGAGCTCGCGGCCGGTGGCCGAGCCACGCTCCTGCTGGTCAGGTTTGTTGTCGTTAATCTGCATGACGCCGGCGCGACGGTGGACACGCCCGGTGTCGAACGTCTCCTCCTCGTACGCCATCCATTTCGCATCCTGGATGATGTCGGCCACGTGGTAGACGCCATTGGAGTCCGGCTCGCCGATGGTGATCTTGCGGGTCAGCGCATTGTTTTCGGCCGGGCTGAAAGTCTGCGTGAGGCTGGTCGCCAGCGGCCGCTTCTTGTACCCGTCCTGCAAAAACTCGATGGGATCGTCGCCGTCGCGCGAATCCTGATTGCCGCCGTCGGACTTGACGAGTCCGATGCATGCGGTCGACCGATTGTATGCGGCCGGAAGTTCCGTCGTCGCCTTGCTGGGTGCGATCATTTCCGGCGTGATTTTGTTTTCTGTGGCGTACGGGACGATCATGATGGCTGCGGTGACGAGCGCCTCCACCTGTCCCAGATCCATGCCCTGACTGTCTTTGGCCATGGTGATTCCTTCCTTATGGTTGTCTGATTCCGGCCGTCGAATATTCGACGGTCATGTAGTAGCGGCACCATGCCGCGTCCTCGCCGACCGGGTACGGGCCGTTGCAGCCGTCAGACACGACGGCGCAGATGCGGCTGCCTTCGGCAAATCCGATGAGGATGCCGGGCTCGCCGGTCAGCACGCCGTACACGCAGGCCGCCAGATCGCGGCATGGTTTCGTGTCGTTGCGCGTCCATCCGAGCACGTTGACGCCTATCGACCTGTCGAACGTCACGCGGTCGGCGGATTGCGTGCCGCCGTCATCACGCACGACCACGAGCGGATAGGAGCCGTCGTAATCGTCCGGGATGCGGTTTCCGACCTGCAGGCCCGCGACGTCCGTGATATTGGAGCGCAGCCAGCCGGTGAGGAAAAGCTCGAGATCGGGTGGGATGACGCTTGCCATCAGACCCTCGCCTTCCTCAAAGACTTGGCCAGATTGCCGGTCTGCGCCTCCACGAGCAGGGTCTTCGGGTCGTGGCCGACGACCATGACGGTCGTTCGGTGCTCCCTTTTGACCTCCTCGATTCCAAGGCCGTCGCGGTATGCGCCTGTTTCGACCGGCGCGGACGCCTTCGCGTAGGCGAGTGCCCTGTTCGCGGCCAGCGTGGTGAGCGCCTTGACCCCGGCGCTGTTGAGAATCTCGTCGAAGAACTTCGGATTGAAGTCGACCGATATCCTGCTTTTCGCCATTTGTTCAGCCCTTTCTTTCCGTCAGACGGCATTCCAAGGTCGGACGCCAGCCAGTGAACGCGTTCGCGTCCTTAGAAGGGAATCCGTCGACTTCCCACAAGCGTCCGTCGTCGGGGTCTGCGCGGATCCGGTCGCCGATTTTCACGTCGGCTGTCGGATCGGGATGGTGAGGTACGCCGTGGATGCGGTCTGCGTGTCGAGCGTGTCCGGCGTGCGCATGCTGGAGCTGGATGAGAGCGCGCCCATGATGGTGAGCTCGTCCGGAGGCACGCTCCAGTCCGGCTCGTTCTGCGCCGGATTGTACGGGTTGGCCTTGCGTTTGGCGCGCAGTCGCATGAAGCGCGTGGCACCAGCCATGCCGAAAACGCCGCCACCGGCATTCAGATCGTCAAGCAGGCTCATGGCAATCCTCCAAGCCGGTAGGGTTTGAGCTTGTCCTTCTCCTCCTGCATGAGCGACACCGCATCGTATGACGCGCTGGACCCGTTGGTGGACTGGGATTTGACGAGTCCGATCGGGCTCATGCCGGCACGCTTCGCGGCGCTGATGAGCACCTGCTGCACGTCCGGCGCCTCATTGTATCCGGCATGGATTGAATAATGGATGGCCGCGACACCGACCGGGAAGCCACCGGAAAGCGACTCCACAAGACCCGTCTCCGGGTCATAGGCGTAAGCCAGTGGATTGCCCTGACGGTCGGTCAATGATTCGATGCTCGTCACATGACGTGCAGGCAGCCGAATCACCGTGCCGCCGCGAGTATTCAGCGTTCCCGCCAATGCCGCGTTCGGCATGACATGCCAGCCACATTCGCGGCGGATGGCCGCCTGCGCGGCCCTGAGCCGAAACTGCGCGTCATCCTCGAAGGCCGAAGGGTCGGCAATCATGTCAGGAACCACATTCGCTTCATCACTCATGCCGACCTCCAATCTCAGCTCGTCTTCACACTGCCAGCAGCCACAAGACCAGCACAAGCGCATTGACACGCCTCGCCAAATCGTTGTACGCGGTCACGAGCGCGTCGTACTCCGCCTTCGTCGGGGCGGTGGAAGCCGCAGCCGCGACGGAGGCGTTCGCAGTGCCGGAGATCGTGACATTCGCCAGCTTCACGCCACCAAGAGTGTTCTCGGCGGCGGCGGGAAGCACATACGGAGTGGCAGTGGCGCCGCCGGTGACGTTCACCGGATTGTCGTTGCCGTCCACGAAGAGCACGTCCTCGATGTACGTCGAAGCGTCCACCTTGGCCTTGGATGCGTCGGCCAGCCGATACTGCTTCACGGCTCGCCTCACTTTCCGGCCTTGCGAGGGACACCTTGACGAAAGCCTTGGGGTACTTGACCTGCAGGGCGAGGCGTTCCTTGACTCGGAACGTGATCTTGTCGTTGGTGAAGTCGTTTTCGTGGCTGTTGGTGGATTCGACGGTCAGACCGCCCTTGCGGTAGATGGTGCCGCCTGCCTTGAACGCGCCGACGAGCACGGTTCCCTTGGTCATCGCCTCGGTGACCACGGTGCGCAGTCCCCACAGCGGCGGGTTCTGCATGATGCCGCCGTTGCCGTACTGTCCGGCGAAGAAGCCACCGCCGAAATACTGGCCGTTCGCATCCTTGGACAGGCGGATTGTCTGATAGTCGGCAGGGTTGATGACCACGGCGTCGGCGGAGAAGCCGGTCGCGGTGGCGATATCCGTGGTGGCCGCGAAGATGCGGTCGGGGTCGGAATCGTTGGCCTGCGCCTTGGTCTGGATTTCGCGGTTCAGAATGCCCCTGAGATTCGGGTCGGTGCCGTTGCCGGACAGGAGCTGAATCTCCTCCTGCAGCTTCAGATTGTATTGGGCGTGCTGGTTGATCTCGGACACGACGAACGGCAGGTCGTCGGCCATGTCGTCGGTGATCTTCCACCATGCGGCGATCTCGTGCAGGCTGTCGGACACCCAAGTCGGGTCCGGAAGGTGGATCTGCGGCTTCTGCCCGCCCTCGGCGACGGTGGTGGCGTTGCCTTCGAACGCGCCGTAGACCGGGTATTTGATGGTGGTGCCGCTCATGGTGCCGGACGCGAACAGGTCGGCGATGACGAGCGGACGCTCGTACGGCCATACGCCGTTCTGGTCGGTCTGGGTGAGGAACGGCGCGTAGGCTCCGGACGCTCCGCCTGTGGCCTGAGTGTCGGAAGCGGCCTTGAATTCCGGAGTGGAGAACAGGCCTCCCTTGGTGGCGAGCACGCTCAACCCCTTTTCCTTCAGGGACTTGACGTAGAAGTCGCCGAGGGTCTGCGCCTCGACGCCCTTGTGTTCGGTCTTGGACGTGCCGGCGAGCTTGTCGAGTCCTTCGCCGGCCTCCTTGAACAGGTCGATGCGTTCCTGCAGCTTCTTCGCCTCGGCGTAACGCTGCTTCAGCTCCTCCTGCTCCTTTTCGGTGATGTTATCCATTCCCTTGGCGAGGATGGACTGTGCCGCCTTCTTCTCGGCGGCGAGCTTGTCCATGAGGTTCATGGCGCTCCTTTCGGTTAATTTTGCAGCGAGAAGAAGTCGCTGATGGTTTGGTATTCCTTGGCCCACTGCGGGTCAAAGCTTTTCTGGTCTTTCCTCTTCGGGTCATCCGTGGAATCGTCTGGCTGATCGCTGGAATCATCCGTGGAATCGTCGGTTGCGTCATCGTCCGGCTTCCTGTTGTCGGAGTCGATGCCGTCAAGCACCTCATGCAGACTGTCGAGCGCCGCGCGGAGCTTGCTTTCGTTCGAAGCGCTGATCGCACGTCCGCTCTTCACTTCAAGCACCTCCGCGCCCTGATTCGCGGCCACCTGCACAAGGGAAATCTCGAACAGTTTCAGCTGGCGAATCTCACGGTATCCGTCCCACGAGCTCTTGCCGTCCTGCACGAACGCGGTCTCCTCGGCGAGGAAGCCGATGCTCATCTGATGGATGAGTCCACGCTGCAGAAGCTCATACGCGCGCTTGCCTTCCGGCAGGTCAAGGTCGAGGCGGGCCGTGACCAGCAGGCCATGCTCGTCCTCCACCGCGCTCAACGTCTCGCCGATGATGTCGGTGGGCTTGTCGTCCTTGTGCTGCCAGTGGATCGGGATGCCCGCGCCCGTGCCGGCGTAATCATTCTCCAGTGTGCCCGCGAAGGCCCCCTTGACGATCACGTCATCGTACAAATCCTTGTCCCACGTCGAGGCGTAGCCGCTGAACACGCCCTCGCCTTGGCTATCGTCGAGGGATTTCAGTTCGAAGCCCTTGAAATCAAGCCTCATGATGTCTCCTCCTTGGTGAGCGCGTTCCACTCGGCGTGGAATTGCGCGTCATACCGGTAAAGCCGTTTGAATTCGGCGAGCATGGCCTTAGCGTCCTCGCCGTTGACTGGATTGTTCTCCTGCGCGTTCTGCGTCCTGCCGCCGTCCTGCGGACTGGGCTGGCCACCCTCGCTGACGTTCAACGGCGTGATGAGCTGGTCGCCGCCAGGAACGCGAGGCCAGTCGAGAATCTTGCGTGCCTGATTCGTGGTCATGAAAGGCCTGCCGGTAGCAGTGCTGAGCGCCTGATACTGTTCGTAAGTGGTGCCACGGAGTTTCGCGTCCACGTTCGCCCTGATATAGCAGTCCGGCTCGCCCACAGCCTCTGGAAGGCTGAGATTCAAGGCTTCTTCGAGAGCGACGATGTACGGCATGAGCTCCACGTTCCAGAGCTTCTCCTTGTAGGCGCTGATATTGGAATTCGTGCCGGTTCGGAATCCGATGTTCTCCGGCGAGATTTGGAAGGCGTTGCATACCGCGATGTTGATGCGGTCACGCGCCTCCAGATCGTTCACATCCACCGGCTTGAACACATTGTCCAGCGGGCGCATCTCCATGCCGTCCTTCAGGACAGGCCAACCACCCTCACGTCCGCCATTCTGGATGAAGTTACGCAATGCGTTGGTGAATTCGTCGTAGTCCTCCTGCGACAGCCACGGCATCTCCTTCGGTCGATACACGTAGCCACCGGCTTGCATGCCATTCTTGGCGATACTGCGCCGGTAGGACGCCATGGCCTTCGCCTCGGCCAATAATGGCCGAAGCACGTTGGTCACACTATCGCCATACTGGAGGCCGGAAATAAAGCCGACATCCAAATGCACGCGCGGATCCGGCAAATCGAAATGCATGGCCTGCTGACTGTCCATCGTCAGCAGATTCACGCCGGTAATCTCGCCGAAAGCGTTACCAGCCAGCTGATAGCAGTCGGATGGTATGCGACGGAGCGCGAAACGGCCACCATTCACACCAAGCAGGCAAAGCACCGGTCATCGAGCAGCATGTCACGAAGCAGCATGCTAAGGAACCGATAGCGCGTCATGCCCGGCAATGGCGAAGGACGCTTCATCAGGTCGGCCAACGCTCCACTGGTGACCTCCTCGGAGTCACCATCAGCGTTCTTTCGATACACCTTGAATGGCAGCGAGGCGATATTGCGGGTGATGAAGTCGATCACGACACGCACCGCGTACTCACGGCAGTAGATGCCGGAAGCGTCCCCGTAGAAGTCCATGTCGGACGGCCAGCAATCACCGTTGACGAGCGGGATGCTCGTGGCCGGCATGGGATGCTCGACGGCCTCGGCCATCTTCATGCCCACGGTTGCGGCGTTATTGCTGAGGAGCCTGTCAAGGAAACCCATTCACTCTCCTCTCTTGGAAAATCAGAATCTAACCCTTACGCCGACGCTCGGCGCGTATTTCGGTGTCTCGGCTCCGGCCTGCATTGTCTCCAACGCATACAATGCCTGCGATTCGGCGACCAAGCCGGAAATCTGCAATGCGGACTTGGTGCGGTCCCACACCTCGACCTCGCCGAGCCTTCGGGACACGGCCACACTCACCTGCTGTTCGACTGCAGGCTGCGGGAGATGCCGCAGCTTGCCCTCACGCACACGGTCGTGGAAACGCCCGCAGCACGCGCCCAGCCGGAATCCTTCGATGAGATGCACCGTCCACCCTTTTTCGGTCAGCGGGTCGATGAAGTCCACTGCCGGACAACCCTTGCCCTGCACGGCGATCTCCGTGATATGCGGCCAACGCTCCTGCAAAAGGTCGAGATAATGCGGCACCCACAGCATGCCGTCACGGCGGGCTATCAGCTCCACGTGCGGCAAACCGTCCGCACGAATTCCGGCGGCGGCCACATACGTGGTCTTACGGTCGGCAGACGTGTCCACGGACAGGACGACACGATTACCGTCAGGGATCGTGGAACGCGAGTCGATGCCACTGGCCCACATTTTCGGACCGATGAAAGGAATGATGTCAGCCGTGACCCACTGGCACAGGACCTCGGTGCGGAACGCGGCCTCGGTCATGCCGTCAATGTCGGACCGAACCGACATGACGGTCATCGGCCCATAGCCGAGCGACGGATTCGCATGCCGGATGCGTCGGCATCATCCACCGGACACTTGTCAGGCGCAGACCACTCGAAATAGCCGAACGATCCGTCCTGCTCGCCGGACGTGAACACGTCGGCCGGATTTCCACCGTCGGCGCTCAGGCGCGTCCACTCGTCTACAAGCTTGCGCCCCTTGTCCACCTGCTTGCGCAACGCCACAGACCTGTAGTCGCCAGCATTGGAAATGCCCCACAACTGGCTCGACCACACGGCCTTCGTGGTCTGGCTGACGGCATTCCAGCCATCATCATTATGCTGCTCACGCAGCTCGTCGAACACGACACGGGCGGCCGATTTCGCTCGAATGTTCTTATCGGCGCGGACGATATACCGGGCTTTCGAGCGGGTGATGATCGCTTCCTCGCCGTTAGTGTTGACGAATTTCTGCGTCATCGCGGCAAGATCCGGAATCACCAGATCCGCTTCCTCATCGGTAGAAGGCTGAGGATTGCACCACTCCTTGACCTGATTGTACGGGCCCTTCGCATTGTCCAACGTCTGCGCAGCACCGACCACGAGGAATTTGACGGGCGGAACCCGGTCGGGATGCTTGTTGGAATCGACGAACAGCACCATGCGGCCAGCACGCCCATGAGCGTGGTCTTGCCATTCTGGCGGGCGACAAGCACAATCACCTTGCGGAAACGATACGAACCATCCTCCAGCAGTTCGAGCGCATGGACGAGCAGCCACTGCTGCCACGGGTAGAGATGCACATGCAGCATGATCTCCGCGAACGCGATCACCGCGAAACCATTCGAGGTCTCCTTGGTCAACGGCCTGAGCGGCGGCGTGAAGATACGCGGCAAGGTCACACCATGCCTCTCATCGTCGATGGCACCGAAAACCGTGAGATTCTCCGCCGCCATCAGACACCGCCTCCTAGCCGAAACGCTTCATGAAATCCGCCATCTGCACAACCTTGTCGCTCTTCGGCTTCTCCTGCTTCGCCTCGGCCTTCGGCTTCGCAGGCCGACCAACCTTAGCCGGAACATCCACCGTCAAACCAAGCGACTGGCAGTATTTCAAAAACGTCGGAACCGACACATTGTCCAATTTCCCGTTCTCGTCAATGAAACCAGTCTCGCAAATCGAATCAATCCGGTTGGCAAGGATACGCGCAGCGGCCACGACAGCCGCATTCTCGGCACGCAACGACTTCGCATTACGCAAAGACCTCTCCAACGCATCAGCACGGACTCATGCGGGAAACGACGCTCGGAAACACCCTTCTTAACTGCCATAAAGCCTCCTTCACGCGCGACCCATCAACAAAAAAACATCATCGGGGAGAGGAAGAGCAACCACGCGGGCAGTGTTGCGTGGTTGCTCTGTTTTCAGGATTTCACCGCCCCTACCTCGTCGGGGTTGGTTTCGAATGCTGTTTTGAATGCTTTGATTGCGTTTGTGAATCGTGTGATGAGTTCGTCTGTGCTTGGTGGCTTGGGTCTGATGAGTGTGGTGTATGTGGCTCCGACTTTGTAGGTGTTGACTTCGTTGTGGGTGACGTTGATCGGGATGTTGACGGTGAATGAGCCGATTGGGAATGTCTTGTCACTGATTGTGGCGATGAGCTCTAGTGTGACTGGCTGCTGTGGCATCATTGCCTCCTTGCTCATGCTGTTGTTATCCATTGTCTTGAGAGTGTTCCGATTGGTGTTGGTGGGTCTTGGTTGCCTCGGAGTCTATTGCAGCTGGTGTGGCTTGGGCGGAAGCTGCTGGGTCGAACTGGAGTTCGGCGTGTTTGCTGACTGGGTAGAGGTGGTCAAGATTGTATGATTCGTCGCTCGTGTTCTTTTCGGCGGTGTAGTCGATTGGCATTCCGCAGAGCCAACAGACCGCATGCCGTGCTTTGCATTGGTTGAAGAATGCGGCCTTGTCTTTTTCGAATTGGCGTGTGGTCTTGCGGACTCTTGGCATGTGGTCACCGCCTTGGTGCTTCGTGCCGGAGTCGGACCGGCGTGGGTGGAATGCGTTGTTGTCATCATGGTTGTGTGCGGTGTGGTGCCATGGTTGGTTGGGGTCCGACCGTTGGTATTTGCGCTATTCCGCCTGCTCTGCTGTTGAGCTATCGAAGCTGGATATGAATAATGGTCCAACCGTTTCCGGCTGAACCATTCTACGAACATACGACAGTATAGCATTTCAACGGTGACAGTCAAGTAGTGCGGCCAGCTCGCCTAGGTTGAACATGTACTGCCGCTTGTGTTCCGTCGGCGTGGCGTGGAGTTTGCCGCGTTTGAGCCATTGGCTGATGAGGTTGCGTGATATGGTCAGGCCGTATCGTTTCAACTCCTTGGCTGCATCGCTGGGTGTGCCGGTGATTTGCACTTGCCATAGTCTTTCGTCTCGGGCTGCTTTGATTGCTGGTGCCGCCCATTCGCTGTGGCAGTCTGGGCATGTGGCTGATTCGGCTTCTGGCGTGCCGGTGAGCATGCTGTGGCAGTTTGGGCAGGTGCCGAGGATTATGAGCTCGTCTTCCGGTGTCAGGGCTTGTTCGTTGCGTCTGGTGATGTGTTCCAGGGCGGCGTAGTCGTCTGCTGCGGTGTTCATCGTCAATATGGTGTGTTTGTTGCTGATGATGGCGAACCATGCTTTCCGCCAGTCGTATCCAGCGTATGCCGCTCTGATTTTGCCTGCTTGTTCGGCGAGCCATGCTTCCGATTCTTCGATGAGGTCTTGTGCGCGGGTGTCGATCGGGAGTGGCGCGTTTCCTCGGTTTGGCGTGTGTTCCGGGGTTCCGATGTGGGCTTGTCGGAGCATGATGCTTCGCAGGGTTGGTAGTTGGGTGTGTCCGAGTTGGTGGATGAGCTGCCAGTAGTCTTCGCGGCAGTGCTGGCAGAGTGGATTGTCCGCCTGCTTCGTGGGCTTGTGGCAGTGCTGGCAGTCGGTCAAAGTCTGGTCTCCTTGTCGTGCTGGTGGATGATGGCCGCGATTGCGGCTTTGGGCACTTGCGGCACGAGTGGCGCGATCTCGTCGAGCGTGTATCCGGCTCGATGCCATTTGATGATCATGTTTTCGAGTATTTTCTTCATTTGCTTTTCCTTGGTTTGAAGGTCTTGATGATTCGCTGCGAAGTATCGCAGGTTACGCGCACCTCGTATGGCCTGTGGCGGGAGTCGGCGCGCTCCTGCGCCACATCCGATGCCTCTTGGAGCGTTTCGTACACTCGGCATGTATACAGTCTCATATCACCCTTCGGGCGGACGATGTAGCCGGACCAGATGCTTGTGTCCAACGTGCCAATGCCGTCCATCATTCACCGTCCTTTTCGATGACAGCGCCCATGGCTTCCCGATATTTCTTCGTTCGTTGGAACCGGTCGGCGAGCATGTTCGCGGCCTTGTCGATGATCTCGTCCTTGCGTTCTTCGAGGAAGCTTTGCAAAGCGGCCCCCAGCAATCCATTCCACATGTTTTCCCGCGAATACGCGTTGGTGTGCGCGAAAACACTGTCCACGGCGTTTTTGGTGAGCTTGTCGAGCACGTCACTGTAGGCGTGTTCCTCGATGCGGTTCTGAATGGCCTTGTCGTCGATGCCGATGGCGAACTGCACGATGTGTTCCATGATTACTTTCCTTCCTTTTCGATTTTGACGGTCTCCTTGTATGGGTTTTCGCTTGTATATTGCGGGAAGTCGCATTCCTGGTCTTTCCAACCGGCGGCATAGCCTTCGCTCCATGCCTTGCGGCGCTCGTGTTCCAATCGTTCATGGCTGTACATGGTTTTCGGTTCGTCGTTTCTCATTTCGTGTCCTTGCTTTGGTTCGGTGTCTCGTCCGGCATGGTGTCGGGATGGTCGAGCATGTGCTGGCAATGGCGTATGACCATCGCCAGTGTGTCTGCCTTTATGAGGTTGGCGTTGATGTTGGCGTAGAAGTCGCCGTCCGGTGCGTCGCAAAGCTCGTTGGCGAGGTCGGTGCACCAGTCGATGATTTCGTGCAGGGTTTTGTTTTTCTGGGTTATGTTCGTGGGCATGGTTTTTCCTTCCGGTTGAGTTCGGCGGCGAGCGTGCATGCTGTTTCGTCTGGTTGGGCGGTTTCCTTGTCGCGTCCGAGCGCTTGCAGGACGTGTTCGCATTGCCACGTGTGTATGTGGCGTTTCGAGGGTGGGATGCCGCTCATGTTGGCGCGGCGTTGGCACCAGCCTTTCCATTGGCGTGTCCAGTCGTTAATGGTGCGTGTTTCGTGTTGGTGGCGGCCTGCGAATGCGAGCCATGCGGATTCGAGGTCGAGGTTCGGATATTCCACGGCCAGTGTCTTGTCGGTTTCGACGCACTCCCGCGATTCGCCGAAATCCTTCACGCCGGTTTCTTTGGAGAAAGAAGAAGAATATTCTTCTTTCTCTTTCTTTGGTGTTCTGGTGTTCTGGTGTTCTGGTGTTTGTCCCGATTCTGTTTCGATTCTGCCGGCAGTCTGCGCACTTTCTGCCGGCAGACTTTCGGCAGAATACCGTTCGCGCTCACGCTTGCGTTTGGCCATGACCTGCTGACGGCTCCGGTTGTGCTCAAGATAATCGTGGATGACATAGCCGCCATCCACGCTCTCGATCAATCCGACCTGCTGCAATGCGTCAAGCTCCTGCACGGTGATGTCGAGCACGAACTCGGCGGTGTCCTCGTCCACATAACCGTCCGTGAGATTGTCACCGCAGTAGGAAAGCATGACGACGAATGCGCTGATGGCAGAGGGCATGGTGCGGCGTAGACGGCGCACCTTCCGGTTCAGGTAGAAGCCGTTCGACAATTGCACGTACCCGCGCCTAGCCATTTATCTCTCTCCTTCCTTCATCTTTCTCCGGTGCGCATTACGACGATCATGCTGGGGAATGGCGCCGGGCCGCCCGGTATGCCGTTCGTCTCGAACCGGAGTCGGCCTTTGAGGAACCTGACCTCCGCACGGTTGAGAATGAATTGTTGGAACCAGCGTGTGTCGGTGCGAGCGGGCAGGAGCATGACGACGAGGGTGTCTTTGCGGCTGGCTTCTGCGCTGCATTTGCGCACCCATTCCGCGATTGCCTTGCCGTATGGAGGATTGCAGAATACCGTCTCCCCCCCCCACTCATGATCAAATGCGCTGTCTTCGGCTGTATAGTATTTCTGGCACTTGTGGTTCGTTGCGCTGCTAGCCGCGTCTAACGTGAAGTGAAACTCCGCGTCGAGCTGGTCAAACAATTCCTGTGGAGTCTCCCAATTCATGCGGTTTGACATGTAAGCTGCGCCACCGGCACCAGTGAAATCGCTCATTTTTAGTCTCGTTTCCTTCCTTGTTCGGCCATCACATGCTCCCGAGCCCTCGGTAGAATTCGTCGTCGGTCATGCCATACAGCGGGTCCATGCCAGTTGTCGGCCTGCGCATGGCCAGCTTGTACCCGCAGTAGGGGCATGTCACGTAATATGTGCCGACGGTCTCGCCGCAGTGGGCGCATTCCACATACTTGATCGTCTTGCTCATTCGTTTACCGCCTTCCGTGCGGTTTCGAGCAGGTCTCGTGCCTTGTCAAGCCATTCGTCTTGCGCGTCGCACATGCCCATGTTCCGCCATAGGTTCTTCTCTTGTTCGGCTGGCGGCTCGGTCGGGAACCAGAGTGGCGGTTGTGAGAGGTAGCACAGTCTTTTCGCCACGGCCTCTATCTCGGCATTCGTGGGTGGCGCGTTGCGACCGCGCAGGTATGCTTCCTGCAAATCGTCCGTGTCGCAGCAAAACTGTTCCTTGACATGCGTTCCATCCCAGTGGCGGGTCGGATACGCCTTCTCAGCTTCATCATCCGCGATACTCATTCCCACATCTCCGTTTCGTCGTTCCTGTAGTTCTTGCATTGGAATATGCGTGCTAACGTGTCAGCATCATCCAACGTTTGTTGCGGTATCGGTTCGAGCATTCCGGTCGGATAGTCGCGTGCCGCTACAGCTATCCGGGCTTTTTCCTGCATTTCCCAGAGGATCAGCTTGTACCCCTTGAGCATGTCGGTATGCGCGTCGTAGATTCTCCTGATGCTGACTGCATAGTGCGTATCAGTCATAGGCAGTGTTTTTTTCATCGGTTTCCGCTGCGCTCATTTCGTGTCCTTCCAATGTTTTTCACGCCAGTCGGCGATTCTCTGACGGTCTTCGTCTGTTAATCCCTCATGGCACTTGAACATGACAAGGCTGAGCGCGAACTCGTAGCCTTCGCTCCACTTGTCAGGCACGCCATGCACATGGTTCTCGTCGAAGAGGTAACGGCAGTAATCATGCAGTTCGTCAATCGTCATTTCGCGTCCTCGCTTTGCTTGGTGGTTTCGGTTTCATGTTCATCGAATGGGACTGCCAGCTTCACGTGGCTGTTCATGATCGCGATGCGAGCCGGATCTTTAAACCACGTAATGCCTTCGGCATAATGCACGTATCCGCAAGCAAGCCCATAAATCCCGTCACAGCGTTCCGCCCACCCGCTTTTCAGGTAGTATGTTTCGTTCGTATCAAGTTCCACGCGCAGACCCATGTCATGCGGGAGGAGTTCTGACACACTGCTCTTTTTCGTGTCCTCGCTTTGATTCGGCACCTCGGACGGCATGGAGCCGGAATAGCCAAGCAGGTGACGGCAGTAATTGATTACATGCTCGTAAGCCGTCGTCATTCCGTCGTAAAAGTTGTACTTCAGCACTCCTTTGTCTGGATTATCAGAAGCGTTATTAGCTGCGTCCCACTCTTTTTCCAGAAAGTCGATGACTTCCTGCAGGGCCTTGTCTTTCTCGGTGACGTTCGTGGCCATGGCTAGTGTTCCTTTTCTTCGATTCTTATGGTGATGTGGTAGACGCCCTTCTGCGTGCTGGGCTGGCCGAGCCGGTAGTCGGGGCCTGTCACGTATATGGCGTTGTCGTCGGGCCAGTAGCCTGACTGGGTGATGCCGTCGAGTATCGCCTTGACCATGGGGGCCGCGTTCTCGGGGTCGAACCGTCCGTGTGTCAATGGGTGGATGATGGCTGTCACGTGCACCGGCCAGTATGTCGGGCGCGTGAGTCTGCCGGCGTTGATGAGACTGCGGAAGGTGATGTGGGCGGCGTCCTTGACCCGCTTCTTCTTGGCGTATGGCACCGCCCAGCTGCGGCTTCGAAGGTTCTGCGTCCACCACAGTTGCCTGCTGATCGCGATGTCAATCTCGCTCATAATGGTCGGCCTCCTCTTCCTCGGCTTCGATCTCGCATTCGGGGCATGGGATGGGGCGCGCCGGATACAACGCGCACCCATGCCTCGGACAGACCGGTTCCACGTCAGGTGGTTCGATCCATTCGCGCATCAGAATTCACCGTCCGCGTCCGCCCACGGGTCAGTCGCTGTCGCGCCACCACCGGCGGCGCGG